CTTGAGCAGTAGCTTTTACATTCCATCTAGATCGTAACACGCCATCTTCAATGCTGTCTACATTATATATTTTTCCTAAATTGTCTGTAATTTTTGCATTTAATTTTGGTATAAATGTTACAGGTGCTTCTAATTTCCAAATAATAAATTCAACTGCTACAGTGTACATAATTGTTCCAGCAGCACTTTCAAATGCAAGATTTGCTGGACGGCGAATAACATTTGAAATTACTATAGAGTTTTCGCCAATATTTTGAAATGAAATATTCTCTTTGTTGTCAAATACTTCATAGTCTGACGATATATCTAGCATTACGATCTATCCCCCGGATAGCGTATTTCTATTTGACCAAATTTACTTGGTTTTGGCATATTATCTGCCGTATCGGCCAATCCAAGTCTTCCTCTTCCAGCCAATATTTTAGAATAAAATGCAGGATCAGGTTTTCCCTGACTCTTATATCCAATTTTTATCCTGCTGTTATCCTCAAGCGATTCTGGAGTACGAGGTTTGTAGTAAACGCTTCTTTGCAGTTTCCCAGATCGTCTCGCTGGATATTCACCCGGCAATGATGCTGGAGGATACTTAACATTAATATTTTGCTTATGTTTCTCAACAATTTGTGATGCAAACTGAAGCAAATATTTCTTTCTAGCTTTTCTATCAACCTCTGGAGGTTCAAATTCAACCATCGTTGGCTCAGCTTGAACCACTTCTTTGTCTTTAGCCTTTTTCCCAGAAAATCTACCAAATAAATTTGTAAAGAAATCGCCTACCTTTGAAAGTATGCCAGTGGGCTTAGTTCTCTCTTCTTTAACTGGAATAGCTGGAAGAATTGATTCTTCTGGTGGCAACTCATCAGTGTATTGAATTGTCAATACTGTTCTGAGATTTGCCATTTTATTAGTCCGTTACCATGTAGGTTAAATGACCACCAAGGCTTGTTGATGCGCTTAGAACCAAATTCAAGGCCTCGCCAATCTCGGTTCTAAACACTCCAACAGTACCAGCTGGAGTCATTGCTCCATATGCTGCCATCGTATTGCTGTGATTCCCAAAATACATTGTTCCAGTAATTGCTGTAGAACCTGAAGCAAAATATGCGTTTTGGTTCGCTGAACTCGTGATGGCATACAGTAACACCAAAATTCTTTTACCTGTAACAGCAGCAACAATAGTGTTTGATCCAGCTGTAGCTGCGTCAATTTTGGCGTATTTCATCGGGATTTCATCCTTGTCATGCGCTGATATGGGCCACCGATAATCTGCTTAGTCTTAACCAATGATGCCAGCTTGGTTGTCAATGTATCGAGATAATCCCCCCAAGATACGGTCTGACCATCGACCGTATAGTTGGGTTTGGGACTAGCAGTTATTTCCTTGATCGCCGAAGAGATGTTTGCGATTGCCTGATCTAGATCAGTTTCCGCTGACATCTTTTATCTCCGATGCGATTGGTTGCCTACTATCATGCAACTGGTAACGAATTCGGTATTCGTTCTTGGCCTGTTCTCTGCCATAAGCCTTGATGAAGGCACGGGGTAAATCACCATAAGCGACTTCCCATGCCTTCATCATTGGCGCAGCAACAACAGGCTTATCAGATGTGGTGGGTTTCATCTGTATGCCTCAATTGTTAAGCGTTGTTGTTCTTGGCAATGTGCCAAGGACTCCAGACGCTTGGGATACCTCGCTCTTCAGCGAAGTAGGATGCTACGATGCCTCGATCCAGCATTTCGTACTGGCTGGGGCTTGCTTGGGTAACGGTCAAAGGATAGTTCTGCATATAGCGGAACGCCTTACCAGCTTGCATCATGAACCACAAGCCGTCAGTGTTAGCCTGATTCAAGTTCAGACCATCCGCTGCCAAGCAACGCTGCTCGACAAGAGGACTGGTCACAACATTGAACTGGCCACTGTAAGGATTACCCGGAGTGCTGCTAATGTTCAATTCAGCAGCAGTAGCCTGAGTAGAACCCGGAGTGGTACGGCGATCAGTGGAGGATGCCCCAATGATCAGATTGACGGTTGCCATCCTTGCTGGATTTACCAAAATGGTATCCGGCGTGATGAGCAAACGCTTTCCGGTATGGGGATCTTCTTGGCGAGTGAACAGCAGATATGCAGACTGGAGTGAAGTCCAATCCACTAGCTGGTTCGTATGGGCATTCAGATAGCCAAGGGTTCGGCTCGTCTGATAGGTATTGTAGGCCGTACCGTTGTACTTGAAGGAGTTGTTGATACCAAGGAAGGTATCAATCACTTCAAGTTCCTTACGGTATGCCAACTCAGTACCAATGCTAGATGCCTGCTGGAGAATTGCACCAGTCAGATCAAAGAAAACCGTTTCCTTGAGAACATCAAGTGCCAAGGCGTTTTCACGGGTTTCTGGAGTCTCGATCCAACGCTCCCCGAATTGGGCACGAGGATGAGTTTCACCGGGGCCACGCTTACGGGCACGATCACCAATGTTCTGAAGACCGATAATCTTCTGGCCATTGAGCTTTGTGGACTCAACAGGCATCAGGCGATCAGCAATCAGAGCAGGATTTTGGAATGCTTCCAAAATCTTTACTTCAACCAGTCCACCAACGATGGAGGTGAAAGTATTGATGTTCAGGAAGGCGGATGGATCAAGGCCAAAACCAGTGGCCTCAACCAGTGCCCGTTGCTCATTGGGGAAACCACTCTCCACCAGCGAACGAGCTACGGTGTACTGATTCATTGTGCCGGATTCAGGATTGAAAATCTGCCTCCAGCTAGGCCCAACAATGGATTCAGCAAGCTCTTGCAGGCTGAACTGCTCTGGACGGACATTCCTGTCCTTCAAGATGCGGTTGCCAGCAAAGTCCTTGTTGTCGTTGCCATCCTTGTCGCAAAGACCAAGGCCTTGGCGCATTTCGGTTAGGAAACGCCAGCGACCATTGGTTTCTTTGGTTCGGGACTCGTACAGATTTCTCAACTTCATCGTGTTCATGGATCAGTACCTTTCTTATTGTGTTAGGGATCAGGCCGAGGTGATGGTGTTGTAATCAGCGAAGTTGTAAGGCGACCATCGCCCAATCAAGCGAACACGAACCGTAGTTGTGTTACTTGCATAACGCTCAACAACATAACCCAATGCTTCGCCCGCATCGGTGGTCTTTACAAGGGTCTGTGCTGCGACATTGCCAGCACCAGCAGTTGCTGCAACCGAAGCTGCAACCAAGTCACCCGGCTCGAAAGTGGTAGCTGCACAAGTTGCTTCGTAAAGAGCATCAGGGGTGAAAGTGATTACTTCACCGTTGAAAGCTGGATAGCCAGTGCTGGCATCAGCTGCCAATTTACCTTGAAGGGCAACACCAGCGAAAACTGCACGAATTGCAGCTTGGTCGGTATTAACCGTTCCAGTTGCGGGGTAAACATCGAAAGGCTTTAGAACCTTTGCCGAAGTATCCCAATACAACAGGTCGCCGGGAGTGATAGCGGTCGAAGCTGCGCTGGGCAGATTCATAACCGTATCAGAAGCAGGCTTGTAGAGTCTACCACCACCAAAAGTCGTACTCATCGTCGTACCCCCTTTTTAGTTTTGCAACCAACGGAACAAAGAATCACCTTCAGGAATACCACTACCCTTACTTTCTTGAAGCGGGGCATTGATTGGTGGGCATTTTGGCTTTGCAGCTTTCTCAGAAGCAGCAATTCGCTTGATCTGACGCTCCAAAGAGGAGGCGGAAAGGCTGGAAAGGTCTTCTACGAGGGAATCCTCGAACTTGATTCCAGCTTGCTCACACAAGTTTCGAATGTTGTCCTTGGCCCGCAAGTATTCAAGCTCTTCTTTAGGATCTTTAGATTCTTTTACAGGTTTCATGCGCTCCTTCCCATCACCACAAGATCCTTCCTCTTCGTTGCATTTTGCCTCTTCAGCATCCATCTCGCTGCCTTGGCAATCGCAACCACACTTAGCGCACTTCTTAGTGCCCTTCGCCTCTTCTGTATCATCCGATCCAGAATCAGCTGGCGTATCGCTTTTCTGATCCTTATTTGTATCATCGATACGATCCATTGCCTCAGTTGCATCCATTTCTTCGTCTCCCATTTCATCCATAAGGAAATCAAGAACAGCATCAGCTTTACGATCATCAGCCATATCGTCACGGGTAATGATCTGCATGACCCGATGGTGCAAGTCTTTTCTGTCTTCTTCTTTTTCGTTCACTACTGGAGTAGTCTCGTCTTCGCTCTCTTTAATAGTCCCAGTAGGCTTGTTTGCGCTTTTACTTTTGGATTTCACGAATCCCCTCCTCGCTTTAGGAGAGCGTTTTTTACTCGTTCGATAAACTCCAGAGTACGCTGCTTCTTCTGTTTTCTGCTTTGCTGTCGCTGATTCCGTGAGCGATTGTGTCGTTGCCGGGTCTGCGACGAGATCGACATGGCGCACTTCCGTTATCCGTGAGACAACGAATATACCTTGTTTATCTACAGATCCTTCGCCTTGAGCATTATGGCTCATTCCAAATACATCATTTAGTTCTTTGCGCTCAGCCGCTTCACATACACTCTCAGCCATTTCATGGCTTTTGAGGTAGA